ATACAGTGTCAATAAGGCAAGTCCTGGTATGCCTCATTTGGGTCTAGACGAAGAGGGAATAAAAGAAGTCAAAAAAAAATATGGTTCAGAAATATCGCTTGAAGTACATACTGGCATGAATCGTTGGTTTTTTGGTTTTAAACAAGGAAACATACTATCCCAAAAAGGTGATGCAAACACTAATTATTCTGATAGAATTGTTGGGAATTTGTTTGCACCTCAATATGTTGTGAAAAAGATGTGGGATAAAAGTGAAGACCTTTTACACATAGCTGAGTTGTACATAATGTGCTTTTTAAACGATTATAAAATGGGTATTTATGATCCTGAAGTTGGTTTGAGCGACCCAAATAAAAGCACAGCAATCATGAAATCGGCTGAAGATGGTGAGCCAACAAGAGGTGGCAAAAATTGGAGAATACTTAAGGTTGCATCATTATTAACGCTGTTATCACAGGCCGCTATAGAGGATGTGCCGCCAAGAAGACACAGAATGGGCAACTCTATTGAGGTTCAGGCAGGGACGGATTCAGAAGGTAAAAGTTTCGATACAGAAGGTGGCGAGGATGCTGCGGATTTTGGTGATCTATCTGATGTGGGTGATGACGAGGATATAAGTGATACAGAAGAAAACTTTGGTAATGAGGAAGTAATTAAGCACGTCAATAGAAAAGACTCAAGACGTGCTGCAAAAACACCTGAAGGTATGTTGACTAGTGCTAAAGGCACTTGGATGGGGGGCGTTGCAATGCCTGAAATAGTTAAAAACATCAGGCAAATTATCAAGCAAAATCTGGGTGCATATGGGTCGTCAATTGACCCTGTAATCATGAGACTCGAATATTCCAGAACTAGAGAAGCTGATTTAACAAGAAAATATGATGAAGAATTCGCCAAGGAAAAAAATCCTGACGGGAGCCAAAAGTATAAGACTGATAAAGAAAGAGAAAAGGCTGTAGACGCTCATGTGCGTTCTATACTTCCAGAAGTTTTGAAATCAGAAAAGAAAGCTATGTATGACAATATGACACAGAATCAATGGGATGAATTATTAACGAAATTGAAATTAGAAAAAAGAGGCTTCGTTGACTTCAATTTCGATCAAAATAATCCTGATTATGCTGAAGATTTTATCAGTGCTATGGAAGAATTTTGGGATATGATTATGAAGGGTGGTGAAGCCAACCTACCAAAATATAATGAAGAAAAAAAGAAGTTTGAAAAAGACAGTAGAGTGGATTTCTCTCTACAAAACTTTTTGACTGACGATCTTGAACCAATAAGTCCTGCAAGGTTTGTGCAAATTGTGACGGCCCTCTATAGACAAGGTGCTAAAGAGTCCAATTCATCAAAAACTAAGGATGAAGTAAAGCAGGACTTAAAATATATGGCTCCCAAAATTTATAAAAAGGTTTTGGAGAATTCAAAGCACTATAAAGGCCAAAAATATGAAGAAATTGTCCAAATGTTGTTGCAAGCTGGTTTGGGAGGCGATGAAACTAACCCTGTACAGCAACAACCACAGCAAAAAACACAGCAGCCACAGCAGCCTCAGCAACAACAGCCTCAAATGGCAGCGAATGTTATTGATGACTTATTGAGTAGTTTGACGAAGTATGTTGGCCATGCAGATTTCATTAAGTTGGTCGATCATCTTGCAGCAAGAGTTGAAGAATTGAAGACTTCACCTAATCGTAAAGCTATTGCAGAAAAGATAAAATCAACTTATGAAAAAATTAGGGAGATAAGAGATGATATGTTTATGGCTGATAAGCTCGACCCGTATAACCAAAACGAAATAACCGCATTTAATAAATTAGGCTCTTTATACAAGGCTTTAGCATTTTGAAAACTTTCAGAAAATGGTTAAGTGAGATGGTGGGCACAACTGCTATAGTAGGCAGTTGTGCCCCTACAGCCGATTATCAAGTTTGGGGAGCATGTAGCGATTTAAAAAAGAGGAAAAAGAAAAAGCGTGGAAAATCTAACACAAATACTTCAAAACCCTAAGACTATGGTTTTGAGGAAGTTCATGTTGCAAATCCTGGCAAATAAAGCCGATAACTATGACGAATTGATTACGAGAATCGGGTTCAATCTAGTTACAGAGAATGATTTGAAAATGTTCGCACTTATGGTCAACGATCTTCTAGAAGTCGGTTATCGTAGAGCAGTAGAAGATTATAAGGGGCAACTTAGTGAAATGGGTATTGAAGTATCTATGAAAAATTAGGTTGATAATCACTTATCTGTCCAGTTACTAACCAAAAACCCTTCTCATAGTTTTGATTGCCAGTAACTCTCCACCATCTTCTATCCTTGTTTAAAGGAAAAATAACAGAATTCACTGGTGTCTCTTGTTTGGTTATTAACTGCAAATGTAAATCGTTTGACTCAAAAAGTTTAGCTTCAAACTTGTATTTTTCCCCATACTTAATCCTGCTATAGTTTGAGCCATACAATTGGTCTACTTTGGTGATAATTGTTGCAGGTAAACACCACACATCGAATACAAACTCATCCCTGCCAACAGTATGACCTTTCTCTATTACCTTCTCAACAATCTCAATTTCTTCAACTTCTTCAACTTTTTCAACTTCTTCAACTTTTTCAACTTCTTCTTCAACCTCTAATTTATTGTCATAATATCTTCGACCAAATTTATTGTGGAACACTACTTTTTCATCTTTTGGCCAGAGTGCCTGGGAATTCATAAGTGGATTTGGCTTGCTGTAGCAATAGATACTGCCGTCTTTATTTTTAATGGCCATTTAATATATATAACATGAGTTGTATCAAAAATTGCGATGGAACGCCCTATCAATTATCTAGTTCATTAAATCTTTTTGATCCAGAAAGTCGAGATCATGCTTTAATAAATTCTTTTGACTCACAGCTTATTGAGATAGCGGGTTCCCCTATATTCTATTACGAAGTCTTTATACAAACGCATAACACTATGGATACATTATATCGTGAAGATAGAGGTAAGATTTTCTCTAATAATCCTATTCAATTAAGAGGATATTACGAACCTATACCTTCTCAAAACTTCATGAACCAATTCGGTATTGATGCTCCAGACGAAATACAAATTATGTTTAACTATAATGACGTTCTAAGAGCAATTGGGCATCCACCTAAAGTAGGTTCAAGAATCTTTACACCGATGAAATCAGAAAATTGGGTGGTAATACAAAGAAATGCAGGCGATTTCTTCCTCTGGGACCAATTGAGATTGATACTTATTGTTCAAAGATTCCAAGAATCTGTTACTACTGGAGAAGGTAAGGTTACTCAAAAACAGACTGATTTTAAATTAAATTCAGGTAAATATCTGACGGGTGGTAATGAGATGCACTGTAAGGAATAATTTATGACAAATATGAAAGATGTGAATGCGGAGAAATCTCTGGTTGACTGCCAAGAGAGAGATAATGTCAACTCCGTAAACATTGATCCCGTCCCAAAACAATGCGGGGATGATGGTTGGCCTTCGCAAAAACGAGTCGCAAAGAATCCAGCAAGAGATTGGCGTGAAGTTCCACATATTCCAAATACCAAACTAGGTCAAACTGGAAATTGCGACCCAATTCAAACTGGTCAAATTATTAATGACCTAGATACTCCGAACAGAGAAGTAGTCTATCGTTATGCCAGAGGCATCCGCGCTAATGATGAAGCAATGTTGGACACTTTCAGGAATGTAAAGGTACTTGATGAGCAGGGACAGGAGCATACAGTGCCTATTATATGGGCAAGTCAAGAAAAAGCCGTAGATATGATCCTGCAAGATAACGTTAGAAAAGACAATTCATTAGTAGTGGACAGGATTAGATTGCCTATTATGGCAATTTGGAACAATGGCATGACACCTGATATGACGAGATTTACATATCAGAGGGCCTATACTTTATTGCCGTGCCCTGGGGAGGATGGGAAACCAGGGTGTCCAGGTTTTACTCAGAGAGAGAAGTACAAAAGAGACACGTTTTTTGGCGTCACAAGAGGTTGGCCAGTCAATATTAATTACACTTTATATGTATGGACGCTTTATGAAGAAGATATGAATCAGATTTTGGAACAATGTTTCCTTAAGTTCTCCTCCGTAGCGTACTTACAAGTCAAGGGTGTATATTGGGAAGTAATTGTGACCTTGGACAGTACGGCTAATAACATGGATTTAGAGCCAGGAGATGCCAAAATAAGGGTTCTTAAGTATCAATTGAACATGACTGCTAAGAGTTATATCCCACAACCTATCTATCGCTTCAAGAAGTTGCCAGTTAGTTTGTGTGAAGACCCACATGCTAAACCTGATGACTTAATCTACCCAAGAACGCCGATGGCACCTGAAACTATGACTGATAAAGAAATGTTGGAGGCTATTGCGGAATCACGCAAGAATCTTGCAGAAATTGAAAAATCTTTATTACAAAAATAAAACTAAAATTAGACCAAGGTTCAATATATACTTAGCAAGGCAATTAATAATTGAAAATTTTCAATATGCAGTGTAAATAAAGATTAAGGAGAGATAACAATGGCAGACTGTAGCTTGGCAGCAGATGGCACGATACCTGACCCACCTGGCACATGTATAGACGGTGGCCCTTTAAGAATGGGTCTTGGTGCATTGGGCAACGGCGATGTAATTTTCAAAAGAAAGTTTCGATGGACTTTTGAAATTGATTGGTGTTGTGCCACAGGCGGAAGACAAGTACCAGCATCTTTCGTCAAAATGGGTAATAGACCCCAAATAGATTTTGAAGAAATTGAAATTA